TGTCATCGTATGTTTCTAAAAACTGCCTGTACAAATCTTGCAAGCCCAAACTTTCAGGTGTCCATGACATTGCTTCCCTGACTTGCACCATCATTTCACGCATTTGCCAACGAATCTCAATCAAATCAATGGCATTGTCGGCAACCTTTTCAGTCGTGCTGCTTTGCGATTCCAATTCCAAACAATGCTCTTTAAGCTGGCGCAACACATCAAAATAAATTTTCAGTTGTTCAAAAATGTCGTGAACTGCTTTGGCTTTGTATTCTTCATAACTCAGCTCTGGCTCAGGTTGACGTTTTGTGGCTTTAGGTTTTTCACTAACCACAACACTTGTTGCCGCTTTTTCCACGGCAACAGGCTTAACACCAAACAATGATTTGACCCAACTCCAAATGCCTGTGACTTCTTTGTAAATAGCCTTGGCATCTTTTACGCCGCCTTCGACTTGTTTCTTGAATTTATCAATCTCTGCTTTGCCTTCTGAAAGCATTTGGCAACCAGTTCTGATCGCAGCAACTGCGCTTTGCGCCATGAGCAGGAGAGAGATTGGGTCCACATTATTTTGTGTGCGCTAAAAAAGCAAACAAGACACTTGCCATGCTGCAAATCATCAAACCTGCTGATGTAATCATGATTTGTTCCATTCGCTTCAATCTTGCGTTAATCACTTCATAACGCAAAGCGCAAACTTCCTCATGGGTGGATAAACGGGCATCGGTTTTGTCTATGGTGGTCATGGCATTTAAAAGTGTTTTAAAACTTCGGTTGCTTCAACAAATTTGCTGAAATCATACGCTACTGAATCCCACCATAGGAATTGATTTTCCGCTAAATTTGCTCGGTTTTTAAGCAAATTGATGTTTTCCTCATGTCCATAAATCAATGGGTCAGACACCGACCAAAGCACAATGCCACGTTTGCCCTCATCCCAAGCAAGGTGTTGAAAAAAAGAATCGCATGAAATCCAAATGCGACATTCTTTAATTAATGCCCGTAAATCCTTGATTTTTAAGTTTTTTCGGAAATCTGGCACAAGTTGTTGTTCGCCTTCAACACCGACTTGAATGATTGGCTCAGTAATTCCAGCAATGACTTCTTGCCAAAACGGGTAATTTTTTGGGTTGCGCTCACCGTTGACCAATTTTTGAGCGTATGGAGCAATCAAAATCATAAATACAGCTTTCGATATGCGTTTTCTAACGTATCAACCCAACCCCATTGGTGCATTTTTTTGTACACATTAAACCTGTCAATGTCGCCAAACAATGCTTGCGCCTCGGCAATTGGTCTGCCTTCAACAATTTCAGGGTAACAACTAAACACAACAGGATTTTTTATTTCAGGCAGCACATGGCTAAACACTACATGGTCGCCCATGCCGCAATTCAAAACAACAATTGTTTTTTCTTGATTGCCAATAATGTTGCGGAAAATGCGTTCATCGTGTTCATACAATGATTCTTGTGTTTCCGAACGAATCCCGCCTTGTGGGTTTTTCATGTGCCATGTGACAGCATCAGGCACGGCAAGGATTCTGTACCCTTTGCATTTCAACGCATAAGTGAACAAAGTTTCTTCACGATGCGCCACCCGCGACAAACCCGTGTTGTAATCAACAACGCCAGCGCGATAAAGAAACGAACAATGCAGATGGTCAACTTCTTTGGTATCGGAAATTACATTCCATTGAATGTTTGGCTCGTTGTCAATGTCTTGGATTTTGCCCGTTGATTTGCTGGTGTCTGGCAAATAAGGTGGCGTGAGTATTGAACCACCCACTGCGCCAATGTTGTTTAAACGTATCCAGCGCAACAAATCTGCAAGCACGTTTGGCTCTGGTATGGCATCGTCATCAACGCGCCATACCCATTCATAACCCATCGTATTAGCAATTTGATGATTGTGATGTTGACCTTTTTTGCCAGCATACAACCATTCCCATTTAATGCCTTTGATGTCAAGCATTTGGAAAAAATAAGAATACGCCAATTCTTTTCGCATATCCTGCGGGTCATCGTTGTCGTCAAACACCACCAACTTGTCAACAGGTCGTGTTTGATTAATGATTGCTTGCAGCGCCAGCGGCAAAGTTGTGAAGTATCTACCCCGAGTAGATATTGAACAAAGAACTTTAGACACAATCCCACCTTAACAACATGAGATTGCATTTGTTGGTTGCGCTTATTGGCTCAACAACTTTACTGACATAACCGTTTTCATTGATGTAACTAATTTTGAAATCAGGAAAAAGCGATTCATCCAAATCATGCAATTTGTGATGCTCACCCCAAAACCCTTTTGGTTCTTTCCAAGGCACAGTCAACAAAAGACGTTTGCATTTTTTTTGCAATGCGTCAATCAATTCCAAACCATTGTCTAAATGTTCAATCACTTCAAACGCAATGATGGTGTCGCAATCAGGAATGTTGAAGTTGTTGATGTCAGCGCATTGGAAATGTCTGTTTTGTCCCCAACGCTGATCTTTTGCCACGTTGATGATTAACGGGTCGTAATCAATGCCAAGGTAATTGACATTGTTGGGCAAAAATTGACTTCCAAATCCAGTTGAACAACCAATTTCAAAAATTGATTCACCCAACAAATTTTGATTTGCCCACAAATATCGAGTTGTTTCTCGCGGCAAAACAGGGTCGCCATTCAAAAACACAGCCCGTTCAAAATTATTGGTTAAGCGCCACCTGTACCAATCGGGCTTGTGTTCTTTGGCAAGTGCCAAAACGTGCAATTCTAGGATTTGTTCCCATTGGGTTTCAATGTTCAAACCGTATAGTGTTTTGTTGTGTGTCATGTTGTATTAGTGAGGATAAACGCAATCGACCCTTGTGTTCACTGCTAAACCAGTTCCAAAAACAACTGCCGTGCCGCTTGTCACCGTTACATCTGTGCCGTTAACCATTTTAACGCCGTTCACATACACTTCAATTTTTCCTGATGTGTACGACAACGAAGTTGAAAACGATGTTTGTGATGCAGTAGCGGTAAAAGAATCATAGGTCATCAATCCTGAACCTGCACCGCTGTAACCAGAAAATCCAGAATAACCAGACAAACCGCTGCCTGAATAGCCTGAATATCCGCTGTAACCACTTACACCGCTTCCAGAATAGCCTGAATAACCAGATGCACCAGTAGAACCGTTTATGCCTGAATAACCTGAATACCCAGACAAACCTTGTATGCCTTGTGCGCCAGAATATCCGCTGTATCCACTGATTCCACTTCCGCTATATCCTGAATAACCACTATAACCAGAGATTCCGCTTCCAGAATAACCGCTATAACCGCTAATTCCTGATGCGCCATTTGTGCCGTTTGTTCCACTAAATCCGCTATAACCGCTAATGCCGCTGTACCCGCTTTGGGTATACATCACTTGGGTTGCGGTAACAATGACGCCCGGAGTTCTTGGTACGGTTGGACCTGTTTGAGCCGCAATAGTTGCAATTGAAATTGTGGTGCTGCTAACAGCCCAAGCCAATTGCAAATAATCGCCAGCCGCAACGGTCAAAACGTAATTTACAGCCGCAATCAATGCGCCAGAACCACCGTGTGAAGTGCCCGGAATGTTGTAAATGCTGTTACTGTCTGCAACGTCTGTGCCGTTTTTACGCAACCATACGTCAACGTTATCGCTGTTGGAATCGGAATTAACAAATTGAATTGAATATTCAATGTTATACGTTCCAGCGTTTGCAAATGTAATTCTGTTGCCAGAAACAATTGACACACCGTTGGCTTCATCAGTCACGCCAATGTTGACAACGTAAGCTGTGGTTGTGCTTGATGCTGTTTGGTTTGTAACGTCTTGAAACGCGCCATAAAAACCTAAAGCACCGCCGCCACCGTTTTGACCGCTAAATCCAGAAAATCCGCTGATACCAGACCAACCAGAAATACCAGAATATCCGCTATAACCGCTAACGCCTGAACCGCTATAACCAGAATAACCAGATACACCAGAGCCTGAAAACCCGCTGTATCCAGAGTAACCGCTTACGCCGCTGCCCGAATAACCGCTGTATCCAGAAATTCCAGAAAATCCACTAAATCCAGAAACACCGCTTCCGCTATATCCAGAAAACCCAGAAATGCCTGAACCGCTGTATCCAGAAATTCCAGAATAGCCGCTAAATCCAGAGTAACCACTTACGCCGCTACCTGAATAACCGCTAATGCCACTAAACCCACTGATGCCAGACCAGCCAGAATAGCCGCTGTATCCCGACACACCAGAACCAGAATAACCAGAAATTCCAGAATAGCCGCTATAACCAGAAACGCCGCTTCCGCTGTATCCAGAATAACCGCTTACGCCAGACCCAGAAAATCCAGAAATTCCAGAATAACCCGAATATCCTGACCAACCAGAAACGCCAGAACCGCTGTAACCGCTGATGCCAGAAAACCCAGAATAACCACTAAATCCAGAAACCCCCGACCCGCTAAAGCCGCTAATGCCGCTAAAGCCTGAAATGCCAGAAGCACCAGAATAGCCGCTAATCCCAGAATAACCACTAAACCCAGAAATACCGCTTTGACCAGCAGGACCGACAATTTGCCCAACGTTTGCCCATGCTGAACTTTCCCAAACATATAAATCGCCATTTGAAGAAACAATGTAGGCATCATTAGGATTGTTACCCGTAGCTGGCAAATTAGCAGGTGTTGCTACTGTTCCTTTGATGTTGATGGATGTGCCTTGTTGACCGCTGTATCCACTAAATCCAGAATATCCAGAAACACCGCTGCCGCTGTATCCAGAAATGCCAGAAAAACCGCTGTATCCGCTTATGCCTGAATAACCTGAATAGCCTGAAACGCCTGACCCAGAAAATCCGCTAATTCCAGAAAATCCGCTGTATCCGCTAAACCCAGATGCGCCAGAAAAACCGCTTAAACCTGAACCAGAATAACCGCTGAAGCCCGAATAGCCGCTGTAACCGCTTTTGCCTGATGTTCCAGACACACCTGCTCCGCTGTAACCGCTAAATCCAGAATAGCCACTAAAACCGCTTTGACCAATCAAACCACGATCAATGTTGATGTTGTTGTTTGGTGGCGTTGTGAGGTTAATTGTTTGTCGTGCTGGTGGCACAACCGTGATTTCCACGTTGTTTTGGTCAACAACTTGTACAGTAATGTCTGCCATGTTAGTTCACCACGATGCCGTCAGAGCGAACTAAAAACAACAAGAAAATGATGTAATCATTAGCAGGGTTTGAACCGCTGGCAGCAAAACTGATTTTGATTCGACCAGAAAACCCCACGCAATCTTGCGCGTTAATGTCTAACTCAGGGTCAGTTGCAATAAGCGACCAAGCAGAATCATCGATCACTAATGTAAATTGCCCCGTTGACGCAGACAAATTTGTTGTGGTCAACGTAACTGGTGATGGTGTAGGCGTGTAGTTCTCAATGTCAAAAGACAAACCATTTCGCGTATCGGTGATGTTTGACACCTCACGCCGAATGATTTGTGCTGTGATTGTTGCGCCTGTCAAATCAATGGGCGTTGTACCGTCTGACGCTTTGATTGCCAGATTCCAATACGTTTGTTGCTGCCAAACTAATTCGCCAGCAATGATTGGATTGTTGAAACCGCTAACTTGCGTAAGCGTATTTTGATTAAAAACTGCCATGTCGATTCCCTGTTCTCAGGTTGTGCCGTAAGTAGCAACCTCGCTTGCTTACGAATCATGTTTATGGTGTCGTATTAATATTTGCCTTCAGCAAAAACATTCACAAAAACTGTTCCATCTTCCAAGGCTTCCAATTCATGCCATTCGCTTGCAACCAAATTAACTGGTTGCGTTGTTTTGTCCATTACCAACTGTCTGCCTTCTTTACGCGCAATCATTGAACCAGCCATGCAAATAGTCAAATGCGAATAAGCGTGTTCATGTCTTGGTATTCCTTCGCCTTTGTTTGCATGGTAAATGTTCAAAGATGCGCCATCATAGGTTACCAAATGAATTGGATTAACTGCAATGGTCATAAAGTTTGAGCACCATTAGAAATGGGTTGATTAGGTGCGGCTTCTGGTGCTGGCATGGGTTTGATGGTGTTGTCTTGTGGGTCAAACCAAAAATTATCAGCTTTAACAGTATCCGCACAATCAACCCACATCAAATCATCCGCTACTGGAAAAATTTGATTATCAGGCTCAACTTGTGCTACGCGATAACCTGTTTGTCTTGGCTCAATTTTTGAAATTAATGCTTTCATGATTTTTTCCTTTTACCATTCAAAAATGACTACGCCGCCAGCGCCGTTATAACTGCCGCTACCACCAGCACCAACAGTAACTGCAAGCGTGTTTCCGGGAGTTAATCCTGTGAGGTATTTAATGGCTGCACCTGCACCTGATGGTCCAATTACGGTTGCCGCATAACTTACGTTTTGATTTGTACCGCCACTAGCGCCATAACTGCCGCCAGCAGTTTGCCAACCGCCTGCGCCACCAAAAATTGAACCGCCCGATAGAAAACCTTTATTGCCACCACCACCTGTAAAGTTTAAATCACCACCGCTTCCATAACCACCCGGCACAGGTCCAGAACTACCCCTACCAACAGAACCACCAGTGGCTGAAATTGTTGAGATTGATTGTGTTCCAGATGCAACGCTTGATGTGCCGCCACTTGTTCCAAAGTTATAACAACAACCAGATAGATAAGGACCGCCAGCGCCACCGCCAACAATTGTGACTTTGATTGCTGTAACGCCTGATGGAATGGTGAACGTGCCGTTGGATGTAAATACTTGCCCCAAAACTCCAGGCAAAGAAGATGAATTTAAAGTAATTGAACCTGAACCATTGGTAATTGACATACCCGTGCCAGCAGTCAAAGTGGAAAGGGTATATCCGCTTCCATTACCAATAGGAATTTGACCGTTTGTTGGCGTTGCGGTTGTTCCCGTTCCGCCATAAGCAGCCGTTACTGTAGGCAAATTGGTAACTGGAATCGTACCGTAAATGCCTGTCGCGCCATTAAGCTGCCCTGATGAATTGACGTTGTTGGCAAGGAGTGCCAAATTGAGTGCTTGTGTCATACTGCGCCCGTTCTATTGAAAGTTTGTTGAACCAAAATATTTGTGTTTACAAGCGGAGTTTGGCTCAATGTGTAAGAACCAGACGACACCGTGTAATCGACTGTTTCTAACAACAATGCGCCATTATTCCACAGGTTAAACGCTAAAGGATTGAATGTAAAGGCATAAGTTGGAGTACCCGCTATTGTGTAAGCATCTATGTTTACGGGTGTGCCGTTTGGTACGCCAAGATTGTTGTTTGTCCACTGAATCACCTGCAAATCACCCGTCACAGCCGAAATAAATGAGATTGTTTGGCCTGAGATGTTGTAGTCCTGTGCATTTACAACCGTGCCATTCAGAAACAACAATTCATTGCCGCTATAAAGGGTAAACCCTGACGCTGTGTAGTCGCTTTGATTGCTTAAAGAAACAGTATTGCGAGTGAATGAGTTGTACGTTGCTGGAGTTGAATTAACCGAAGCAAACGAAATGATAGTGATAATGTCGTTGACGACAGCACCTGTGCCGAGCGTGACTGTGCTTGCTGCATCTGTGTATTCTGTTGTGTCTAACAGCAAGCCATTGCGGAAAACCCAACAATTGCCTGTGACATATTCAGAACCACGGGTGACGCTAAACACCGTTTGACCGCTTGAGGCATCAAAAGCTGTCATTGTGTAATAGAACGAATCAGGGGCTGCGAATC